AGCCGATCCGGGCTCGTGTACCGAAGCTGGTCAGCAGTTCGAAGCCGTCGCTCGAGGGGCTGCGGAACACCGCCATTTCGCCCGGCCAGGGAACGGCGTGCGCCGCAGCAAAGGGCCGGTGCGCGGGCTGGTCCTCGGTCAGCTGCGGCAGGTCCATCAGCACCGCCTCGGGCGCGCCGAACACCACCGCCTGCGACAGCGCCGAGGGCCGCGGCGCGCCGGGCGGCAGGTCATAGGCCTCTCGATCCTGGCGGACCGCCTCGACGCCGCGGGCATCCGCATCGGCGATGGAGACGAGCCGCAGCGGGACGGCGCGGCCGTCATGGGCGAACGACACGACATCTGCCGGGTCGAGCGCCAGCCGCGAGGGCGGCAGGCGGAAGACCGCGCTCTCGCGGCCGGTCCAGGCTTCCATCAGCGCGCGACGGCAGCGCCGCTCCGCCTCCTCGGGCGGCACCGCCATCGGGAAGGACTCGGACGCGATCCGGGTCGTGTCGACAGTGATGCGCCGCGCCTCGACCTGCGCGGCCTCGTAGTCCTCGTCCGCGCGCGCGACCTGCCATTTCAGGGCTTGGGGTAGCTCGGTCTCCTGGCCGCGGGTGAGTTCGAGGACGTCGCCTTCCTGAGCGGCGACGAGAGCGTCTTGTGCAACACTGGCCACTGCCGCCCGGCCGCGCATGACGAAGCGGATCACGCCTTCGGTCTCGACGGCGTCGAAGCCGAAGTAGCGGGCAAGCGTGGTGATGGAAGCACGCGGGGACTCGAGTGCACCGATGGCGTAGCCCTCGACCGCGCCCCAGAGGCCGGTGACGTCGATGCGATCCTCGGGCAATCCCTCACGCAGGCAGAGGTGGCGCACGAGGGCCACCAGAGACACCGCGCCGAGCCGTCCGGTCAGCCAGTGGCCGAGCCGCCAGTTCCCGCCGTCCGTCCAGACATCGGTCAGCGCCGGAAAGAACGGGTACGGTCGCGCATCCCAGGTCCAGGCGGCGCATTCGGCAACGTGTACCATCCGACCGCCATAGACTGACGAGACCGGATTGTTCGTCGCCTCGCTCCAAAACAGATAGTTCGCTTCGAGATAGGCGCGCTGGATCGCGTCGTCCCGCCAGCCGCGGGAGAAGTACGGCACGAAGCTCTCGGACGATTTCGGGTCGAAGAAGACGTTGGGCTGGTTCGTGCCGCGGTCGATGGCCGGACAGCCCAGCTCGGTGAACCAGACCGGCTTGGACTCGGGCACCCATGCGGTCGGCGTCCCGCTCTCCACCCCGCCCGGACGGTCGTAGTGCGGGTTCGACCACCAGGCGCGCAGATCCTTGTAGCGGAAGGCCCACGGCTTGCTGGCGGCCCCGTCCGTGATCGGCGTCCGGATCTGCGCCGACCGATCCGCAGCGCTGGCATAGAACCAGTCGAAGCCTTCGCCGCCAGCAATGTTGGCCTGCAGGTAGGCCCGGTCATAGATCGCGGGCCAGCCCTCCTGCGCATCGAGATGCTCGAACCCGTCGCGCCAGTCCGACAGCGGCATGTAATTGTCGATGCCGACGAAATCGACGTTGCTGTCCGCCCAGAGCGGATCGAGGTGAAAGAACACGTCGCCTGAGCCGTCACCCGGCTGATGCCCGAAATACTCCGACCAGTCGGCTGCATAGCTGATCGCCGTGCCCGCCCCGAGAATGGAGCGCACGTCGTCCGCCAGATCGCGGAAGGCCTGTACCGCCGGATAGCTGAACGCGCCCGACCGGATCGTGGTCAGCCCGCGCATCTCGGTTCCGATCAGGAAGGCGTCGACCCCGCCCGCCGCCGCGCAGAGATGGGCGTAGTGCAGCACCATTCTCCGAAGGCCCCAGTCGTCCGCGGCACCGGTCCAGGAGACCGTCTCGCCCGAGACGGTGAAATCGGATGGGCTGGCGCCCCCGAAGAATGCCGCGACCTGGTTCGCCGCCGTGGCGGTCTTGTCGACGCTGCCGGCATAGCCCGCCGCGGGCGAGCAGGTGATCCGGCCGCGCCAGGGGAACGCCGGCTGGCCCGTCTCGGCGGCGTTGTCGCTGTACGGGGTCGGCAGCGTGTTGCCGGGCGGCACGTCCATCAGGATGAACGGATAGAAGGTGACACGCAGCCCGCGCGCCTTCATCTCCTTGATCGCCTCGACGACGGCAAAGTCGGCCGGCGTGCCGCCATAGACCGGCCGGTTCTGGTCGTCCCGGCTCACGAGATGGGCCGCGGATCGGCTCACGCCGTTCACGCTCCACGTCTGCGGGCTCGTGGTCTTGTCCGGCACCTCGACACCGGGGCGAATGGCGCAGTCGCCCGCACGCAGGTCGTTCCCGAACCAGGCCACCACGAGGCTAACGCTCTCCACCTTCGGCGCCATGGCCTGCAGCCGGTCCAGCGCCACCACCATGTCGGCAGTATCCGAGAGCGCGTTCAGGTTCTCGGGGATCTGCGCCCCGCCGCTGCCCTTCCGGATGCCGGTCGTCGCGTAGGTGAACTCGCCCGAGGCCGGGATCATGGTGACGGCGCGGGTCAGCCCTTCGGCGGTGTCGGGATCGGCGAGCGGGCGGAAGACCTCGAAAGAGAGCTGCGGCAGGCGGTTGCCGTAATTGCCGAGCGGCAGCTCCTCGAAGACCACATAGGCCGTACCGCGATAGGCAGGGGTGTTGGCCGCGCCCATCTTGGCGGCGATGAACGGGTCCGCGGTCTGGCTCTCATCGCCCGGATACCAGCGCCAGGTGATCCCGGCGGTGTCGAGGAGCTTGCCGTCGGCCCAGATGCGGCCGATGCCGGTGATCGGGCCCTCGCAGAGCGCCACCGCGAAGCTGGCGTAATAGAAATACTCTGTGGTCTTGACCTTGCCGCCACCCCCGCCACCCTTGCCGCCGCCTTGCGTCGTGGTCTTGGTCTCCTCGCGGAAGTCGGTCGCCCAGATGACGTTGCCGCCCATGCGCATGCGGCCATAGACGCGCGGGACGACCGCTCCTTCTGTGGACGACGTGATCCGCAGACTGTCGAGACGCGGGCCCTCGATCCGCTGGGTCGGCGCGAGCGAGGAGACGATCCAGCTGTCGACAACCGAGCCGATGGTGGAGCCGACGAAGCCCCCGATGGTCGCGGCGCTCACACCGAGGATCGCGCCGCCGATCGACCCGCCAATGGCGGCGCCAGCGGCACCGAGAACGAGCGTTGCCATGATCGGGTCTCAGCGTTGCGGGAACAGGAAGGCGAAGGCGATGCGCCGCCGCCAGGCGTTGGTGAGCGGTTCCTCGATCACGCCGAGCCGCTCGTAGGCGTGGAGGAAGGCGGCGGGTCCGGTGAGGATCCCGACATGCTTGGCGATGGCGCGCGGCTTCATGCGGAACAGCACCAGCGCGCCGGGACCGGCCTCGGCGAGCGACACCTCGATCATCATGGTGCGCGCACCCTCGGCCAGAACCTCGCGTGGTCCGGTCTCGCCCCAGTCCCGGCTATAGGGCGGGATTGGGAAAGACTCGGGGCCGACGACCTCGCGCCATATGCCCCGGGCGAGGCCGAGGCAGTCGCATCCGACGCCGCGAAGGCTCGCCTGGTCGTGATAGGGTGTGCCGAGCCAGGACCGTGCAATGGCGATGACCTTGTTCGGGTCGTCCGGCGTCACAGCACGCCTCCGTCGTGGCCGCCGTCCTTCGTCGCGTATCGGAGGATCGTGTCTTGGCCGGGGATGTGCGGGAAACCGCGGAAATTGGCCGTGTTGGCGAACTTGGTGCCGCAGGTCTCGATCCGCTTGTCGCAGCCCGCGCGGATGGTGAACGCATCGCCCTCGGCGATCGCGCGCACCGGCGCCTCGAGCAGGGTCAGGATCGCGATGCCGTCGGTCACGTCGTGGCCCAGCACTTCCGCGCGACGTCCCGCGTTCGCGCCGCTGGACCATTCGACTGTGCCGAAGGTGAACCAGCCGGAGGCGAACCCGCCGAGCCCCGAGGCGGTGAACGCCCGATCGCGCAAGAGATCGATCACCGTGCCCGTGCCTTTGAAGGTCGGATCCTCGAGATCGACGCCGCAGCGCGCATCGCCGAGCGCGGCGTCGCAACTCGCCTGAAAGGTCCGCCCGACCGTCTGGCCGAGGACGTGGGCGAGCGAGCGGACCTCGGCGACGAAGGCCAGCCGCCCACGCCGGATCTGGCCGATGGCGCCGCGGCGCATCAGCACGCGCTGGCCGGTGTCGGCCCAGTTCACCCGCCAGACCTCGACCTCGGCGTTGTCCCAGCGGCCGTCGAGGATGTCGGTCTCGGTGATCCGGTCCGAGGTCAGAACGCCTTCCGCGTCCTGCGCATCGACTGAGAGGTCCGAGCCAGAGCGCACCTCGGACGCGGTGAGTCCGCTCTCGGGCTCGAAGTCCATTCCATCGAAGGTGAGCGCCCGGTCGTGATCGGTGAAGCCGAAGGTGACGCCATCGGCCCGCGTGACCCGCCAGCACCAGGCGAGCGTGGTCGTGCCCTCGTCGAGATGGGCCTGCAGAGCAGGCGACAGGGACTTCATCGGCGCAGTTCCAGAAGCGGAATGGAGGTGATCGAGCCGAGCCGTTCGAGGTCGAGCGTCACGTCGAGCGCGTCGGTGTCGAAACGGACCGGCACGTCGAACTCGAACCCCGCGGTGATGGCGACGCCCTCAGCGGGCGCGCCATCGAACGTCACGACGCCGGCGGTCGTGTCGACGGACCACCCGCTGGGCTGTTCGGCACCATCGAGCGCGACGCGCACCGTGTCGGCGACCGGCTTTGTGATCGTCCGGCTCCAGATCTGGCTGCCCGAGGCGTAGCGCTTCACCAGCTGGAAGGCGGTCGTCGCACCGTCGCCGGTGCCGATGGCCTGGTCGGTCGGCGATGGCGTGCCCGAAGGCAGGCAGGACTTGTGGTCGCCCCAGTCCTTGAAGCGGAAACCGTGGAGCCGACCGTTGCGCGCCTCGAAGAAGGCGACGACCGCCGCCAGATCGTCAGCGCGGCGGATGCCATAGGCGACGTCGTAGCGGCGGCGCGAACTGGCCCAGCTGGCGTTCCGCTCCTCGTCGCCCGAGGCGAGCTCGACGATCTGCGTGCGCCGTTCGGGCCCGCCGCGCGCGCCGCGGCTAATGTCGTCCGGAAACCGGACCTCGTGGAACGCCATGTCTCAGAGCCCCCTCCGGCCGAGCGAGACCGCACGGGCGATGTCCGCCGCAACCTGCGTGCGAGACTGCCGGAAGCTCTCGGCGTCACGCGCCATGATGGTCACGTTGACCCCGCCCGCGCCGTAGTTCTGCGCCTCCCGCCGCGACAGCACCCGCTCGCCGCGCTGCAGGATCGCGGGCACCTCGTCATGGCGGAGGCCGGCCATGCCGCCGGAATGCATCCGCGGCGCGGCGGCGAAAGCCATGGCCGGGACCAAGCGTGATGGCCCGGCCGATCCGACCATGCCGCCCGCGTGAAGCACGTTGGCGAATAGGCCGCCCGCGCCGGAGAACACGCCGGAGAGCGCATTGGCGATCGGCCCGAGGATGAACCGCCGCGCCGCGAGCTGGGCGAGATCGGCGAGCAGCGAGGTGACGAGATCGCGGAAGTTCAGCTTCCCGGTCTTTACGAACTGGCCGACCGCGTTCTCGGCCGACTGGAAGGCGCCGACGAGGCTCTGGCCAATATCGCCGCCAATCTCGCGCGCCTTGCTGGCGTAGTCCGACAGCGCGGCGGTGACCGCCTGCCAGCCGGTCACGGCCGTCTCGACGTTGGGCTCGGCCGCAGTCACCGCCGCGCCTGCGGCAGCGCCGGCATCGGACGCGGCCTGTCCGGCGCCGTCGAGCGTGGTCTCGAACCGCTCCGCCGCGGCCGTGGCCTCGGCCAGCGCATCGGCACCATCCTCGTCCGTGCCGCGCACGGCGTCGCGAAGCGCCTGCCAGCTTTCGAGAGGCGCACGGGCACCTTCCGCCAGATCGCGCGCAGCGCCGCGATAGACATTCGCGGACTCGAGCGCCCGGTTCGCGGACTCTGTCAGACCGAGATCGGGCGCGGAGAGCGGATTGTCCTCGAAGGCCCGGTCGAACGCCGCCCGAGCTGCGGTAGTCGCGGCCGTCGCCGCACCCTCGAAGCGGTTCTCGATCTCGCCAAGGTCGAGGTCGGGCACCAGCGAGATGTGCCGCTCGGAACCGAGCGCTTCCAGCCCCTGGTTGATGCCGCCGATAAAGCCATTGATGCGCGAGACCACGCCGTTCAGCATCGCCTCGACGCCGTCGACCAGGCTGTTTGCCGCCTGGAACGCCAGATCGCCGATGGCCGCGGGCAGCAGAGCCCAGATCGCCTTGATCGCTTCGTAGGCGCCCTCGAACG